TTGTATTCTATTGTGGTACCCAGAAGTCCATTCACTCTAATATAGTTTGATATATTTGTCTCAAAAAAACCAACATTCCTTGATTCCCAGTCGCGGGCGGCTTCGGTGGTTGAGCCGGCAATAACTCCAGTTATCTTGTCGCGGAAACCTTTCTCAGTGTATGCCTGTCCGCCTCCAAACATACCGGCGTGGCCTTCGTCGTATTCAAGGTACGGATATTCCTTTATATACCAATTTGCATTACCACCTGAGCCTCCATATATTTTTGATACGGCTAAGTCTCTCACATGCTGGACCCACTGGGGATTGTCTTGCGAGGGGGCACATGCTATGGCAGCCTTGCCAGCGATTTGATCCTTTTCCGTCTGAGAGAGTGGCTTCTTTTCATTTATCGTCCTTGTTATGATGGGTGGAGCCTTTCCCTGTTCGATCCAAACTTGGGCATAATCTGCGGATAGTGCCTTGTCCAGTCTTCCTTCGAAACAATCTTTGTCCTGGCGCTTTCCAGCAGTAGCAAGAAGGCAGCTATCGTCGCGGTCAAGCTCGCCCGACTCTATTGCGCTTCTTTGTTCTTTTCGAAACTCGACTGCTGCGTCGTCGAAAAATGTATTCAGGAATTCTCGTGATTTAATTTGGTCGGCACCGGCAGTATCGGCTTCTTGTTTATGCATACCCGCGATGACCAAATTTTGTAGAAGTTCATCTTTCTCGTCTACCGAGAGAAGCTCCCAGTCTGGTAGTTTTTCCTGCCAATACCACAATCCGGATTTGTCGTTTATTTCAAATCGGGCGTGGGTGGCTCCCACCGGGAACATGCTTGTGCCTGACCTTGTCATATCCCATTCTTTATCGCCAGCAGGTACACGGATTGAGTAGCGACTCAAACTCAAGAAGTACTTTAATTCTAGTTCTTCCTGAGTCCTTGCAGGCTTCTGGAGACTCTCAAGCCATTTTTTCGGGAGGTCCTCTCTGGCTACAGTCATGTCGTTCCTGGGATTGTACCATGATCTAGATCCTGCATACTCTCTTCCCATAAAATCTGCTACATACCAGGTTCCTCCGTCTCTGACGATGCCGTCGAAAACCGTAAATTTGACCCTATTATTTTGATCCCCTAATCCCCATGGTATGTCCGTTCCATGCTGTTTGATTAAAATAACCTTTTCGGATTTCGCCGATCTGGAGCCGTATTGAGGTTCTTCGCCTTTGATGGTAGTAAGGCGACCGACATAGTGGTCCCACATGAGCCCCTCTCTTATTATGGTCTCGATATTACTTGGTTTTATCCCTGCTTGGAGTGGGTAAATGCTACACCTGGTCCGCCACTCTGCCGCTAGGGTAGCTAGATCCATCTCCGAATCAGGTGCCTTGTTACTTTTGAACGGATGCCTGTGAGACCAGTGATGTCCCTGACTCGATCTGGAAGACCACTCAACAGCCGTCCCAACGCCGGAGACCTTTGGACGATCTGGATCGCTAAAGTCGGTTCCTAGTTTAAGCCAATCGTTTCTTCCGTAGTTGTGAGATAGGGGTGATAAAATCTTTTTTGCCATGCTGTTTACCTATAATAAGCCATAATATCTTCTAGTGGGTGAGGCACATACACCACTTCCCCCACTACTACATTACCATCTGTTGGTTTCTTATTAAACCATGCTATAACATACCACATAGAAGCGTCCCCGTAATGCTCAAAAGCCAATTTATAAAACTTATCTCCAAGCTTCCATATGTGGGGAGTGGGATTGAGTTGGGCTATCTGGTCGTTTGTCAAGTGATGCATTATGGGCGTCTCATACATGTCTATCACTTTTGCCCCACGATTTTCTAATAATTTCTTTTCTCTTCCCAGGTGGAATGACGGTCTTACTATTCTGCCTTTGTATCTCATAAGCCTATCCTTACTCCGTAAATCCAAAGCCACCGAGAAGGTTATTCACCTGAATGGCTGCTTGTCGGTTTGCCTCGCTTGACTGATTCACTCCTTCCACTTCTGTGCTCGCATTCGGGGCAGTGGTTACTCCGCCTTCGCCAGGGAGAGAATTCACATCTTCGGAAGTAACAGACATAGGTGCTTGCGCGGAGGTACCGCCGGCGGCGGGGGTTTGATCAAAGTATGATTTATATTGAGCATATTGTGCCTCCCACTCCATGTTATATTCTCCGCTGCGGTCTGGCGTGGTGCCTGCTCCCAAGCCATAAGGAAAAGTGTCAGCGCCCAGCCATTCGCCTGCACCGTCGCCGCCGGCCCAGCCTAATTCATGTTCGTGCAAAACAGTCAGAGAAGCATTCAAGGAATATATTTTAGGAATTGCTTCTCCCGGACCTTTTGTTACAAATCCGGCGTCGAGGACTGGCTTAAAACTTATTCCTTCTTGAAGGGCACCCAATAAACCGATCTTTCCAGTGTTCGCATCTTTTAACAAGTTTGTAAATCTAACTCTCATGAGCGGGGCACCGTTAATTGTATGAATGGCGGCACCCTTTGTTTCGATATCCGCGCCAGCCGTTTGGGTCGCCTTGCCTTGTCTGTTCACAGTATAAGTCGGGTACATCATCTTAGCCAATAACTCCATCTTTGCTAAATTGGCTTTTGCCTCTTTGTAGTCCCCAGAAACGACGTCCCAAGCAAACGTGATCTTTCTTTGTGTTCCGCCAAAGTTTAACAGAGGATCCATTCTTCCGTATACGTTTTGCGTACTCCACTCTTGAGTGTATGTATCAGAGTAGTCTGTTACAAACGCCTGGAATCCGACTCTTCGACCTGTTAAAATATGTTGAAATTCAATCGACCATCCTAGCTTTTTCTCGATATTCTTTCTGGCAAATCCTGTCATGGCTTAACTTTCCTCCATATTCTAACTAGCTAACTCCTGTAAATATTGTCATTGATTGCTGCCAGATTTACCTTTGCCAACTGTTTCTTATCAATGTTTAAGGAAACTCTCTTTCTTTCGGCAAGCTTAGTCATAGCAACAATCAGCCTCTCCAGCTTTCTATCTATCAGTCCGCCCTCTTTGACACCCAACAACTGATCTGAGCTATTTGCGTTAATCTCATTTTTAAACCCTGCCCCAGATATACCCCTGAAGTCATTCTTTTGCTTTTTTGTTCTTGCTTCTTTGTTGCTCCAGGACTGCCTAATTGCTTTGCCGATCTTAATATCTGACATTCCCATGCCCTTGCCAAGGGCCCTAATTTTGTCGTCGGAGCCGCCCTCACTTACTAGTTTGTCAAACTGCTTCCTTCGTGCAAGATTTAAGTCTCCGCAAGCGAAAGGGTCAACGCCGTAAGGTGGGTTTGTGTTCTTATCGCAATAGCTTTGCTTTTCTGTCTTCGATTTGCTCTTCCAATCGGAGCGGGCGGCTGAGTGCGCAGGGTCCTTTGATGGAGGCAGTCCGGTTGGGACTTTGTAACTTTTCTTGCGTCGACTTTTCTTCTTGTCATCACCAAAAAGACCCATGACTCCAGAATACAAGCTGCCCAAGACAGGTATGGACCTCGTAAAACTGTCTGCCTTGTCTAGCCATTCTGGTCTATATGCCTCTAGAGCATCTCTGCTTAGATTTATAGCTTCGATACCGCCGGCGATTGCTGTACCAATTCCTGGAACCAGCGAGGCGACTCCTCCGACTGCTGCAAGAGAGGCTCCGAGTTTATCGCCGCCGGTCCACCGACGTTGTGCATCATATGCGAATAAGCCGGCTCCCACTCCTGGGATCAACTTGCCGGCAAACTTTCCGGCTCCCATCATCGCGCCTCTTACCCCCAATCCCTTGGCAGCGCTCTGGGAGGTTGCCTTCGCTACATCTTTTGTTACTTTTTTCTTGGCTGCCTTTTTTCCTATTTCCTGTGGTGGTGTTGAGCCGCCCTTGCCGAATGACACATTATCTACCAGGCTTGTAACACCACCCATATCACCCATCAATGAAGTCGTAGAGCCAAGTCCTGTAAGAAGCCTGCCGATGCCTCTTCCTTTCCCCCCTCCCCTTATTTTGGATCGGGGTTTTTTCGAGCGACGAGAGGACTTAGATCTTGACTTTTTATTCTTTTTACGTCTTTTGTCCCTCTTCTTCTTCTGCCTTCTTCGCCTCTTTTTGCATCTCTTTTTAGCCTTTCCCTTCAATCCACTGCAGTTTTCTAGTGCTGGTTCAGGACCGTCGAGGTCATCTAGACCAAAGTCATCGCCGCCCATGCCTCCACCACTAGGGAACTCATCAGCGTTCACCACGAAGACCCTTAAAGCGCCAGCCGTGTTGGCTGCCGATGAGATACCACTAGCACCGGCAGACAAGAGAGCTTTGCCTGGGCTCATTCCTGATTTTCTCGCTTGTCTAAACCTGTCAAGTGCAGACTTTCCAGCAGAAACTGCTGTACCTATAGTGGTGGCTGCACTAAATGCTGCTGCCAATCCCTTTATTAGCATAACATTTTCTGCCATCACTGTTTGAAGCTTGCCCATTGCCTTCACCATACCCAGTTGACCCTTCTCTAGCTCCTTTTTCGCCAGCTGGTCTGCAGTCATGGCTTTTCTGTTCTGCTTGTCTAACTCTGCGGCAGTAGTGGTAGACTTGTCTTGGACCTTTGCCATATTGTTTATTGTTTTTTCTATTGTTCCTTCTTTGGCAGCTCTGTATATTTTAAGAATTTCAGACTCATCAAGTGCTAGTTGTTCTGCCGTTTGCCTGAGTGCACCTCTATTTCTTGCATCAGTGAGGTCCACTTCCGTCCTTTGAAACGCGTCAGCAATTGTTCTTAATTTACTCTCATAGTCGCCCGTGAGGAGGTTGGCTGCGCCACCCTTGATGTTCACCTTCAAAAGACTGCTAAGTCGACCAGCAGCCTCTGCTGCGCCTGAAATGGTCTCCATCGAATCCAGTGATCCTAGTAGCTTGTCAACCTCGATTCCCAATTTACCGGAGACGCCGACCATTTTCGTAAATGTCTTCATATAGTCTCTGCCGAATCTGGAAATATATTTTCTTCCTTGCGAGAAAGACTGGGCGATCTTCTCAGGTGATTGTCCCAGATTCCTTGCCACATCTAGAAGTTTTCTACTGTTTTCTGCTGCCTCGGCACTTGAAAGTCCCAAAGACTTTCTGAAGAAATCGTAGTTTTCCGCTGTTGTGCCTGCTGAAACGCCCGCCTTTTCTAGGAGTGCGGTGGTTTTCAATATTTCCGTTTGAGACTGTATGGATTCCTTGTTAAAAAAGGCAAACTGATTTTGTAATTCTATTTTAGCTGCAACCAGGGACTCGTCGGCTAATTGAAGAGACTTTGTGCTATCTGCTATCTCTGAAAGACTAGCTGCCAACTGCATATTGTCTTTAGTGAGTAGTCCGGTTTGCTGATATATCTGCTGATTCTGTGTTTGAAGTGTCTTGGAGATGTCTGACCACCTCTGGGCTTGCATGGTTACTTGATTTAAGACATCTCCTTGCTTTCTTACACTTTGAGCCATTTCACTATTGAAAACTGACTTCATTGCGCCGCCAGCGGCCTGCATCGATGCCGCTAATTTGTTGTTAGATTTTGCAATTTCCTTTAAAGATTTTCCAACGCTTGAAGCGCCGCTTTTTATCTTCCCAAACACAGCCTGTGTTGTTACACCGGCGTCTGCCATATTATAGTAACTTAGTGCAACATTCTGAGCCAAAGATCCCAGGGCTCTATCTAATTCTGCCGATTCTTCTTTTTGGCGATTAAGATTGTCCAGTTCTTGCTGGACTTCTTTGTAGGCAGCCTCCTTCTGTTTCAACAGATCTATCTGCTCTCTATCTAGGTTTCCGTTTTCATCTAATTGTGATGCGACTTCAGCCTGCTGGGCTGCCTCTTCCGACCTGAGAGCGAGGAGTGCCTCTAAAGCCTCTTTCGTCCTACCCAACTCCTTATTTAAAGCTATTTGCCCTTCAAGGAGTTCTTGAGAACCTCCCGCTTTAGCGGACGTCTCACTCTTGGCACTAATAGTGGCTGCCAGAGTGTCTAATTCTTTCTCTGTGACCCTGGTGCCCAGAGCCTTTCTTAGTAGTGCCTTAATTTCATTAATGCTTGCCAACCTGATCTTCTCCCGATGATTCCCTCACTAAGTAATTAGCTTTAATTATAAATATTGTTATTCATTGCTGACAACGTGGCTTTCGCTATTGTCTTGCTCCCAACCTGAATCACGATCTCTTCATCCACCATATCTGCCAACTGTATAAGTCTCTCCAGCTTATCAGCCAGGAGCCCACCTTCCTTCACATCCTTTATTGCGCGGCCGCCGAATTCAAAGTCATCTAGTGCTTTCGGAGTGGCAAGATCTGCCGACATGGTTTTGACTCGCACGGCTTGTTCCGATGCAGAACTGGCTGCGTCTAGAGCCGACGATTGGGAAGAGGAAGCTGCTTCGTCCTTCGTTTTAACTTTACTTGTTTTCGCAGGTTTCCTCGCTGCGGTCAAGTGTGGCTTTAAGTCCTTCGCGTAATCAGATTCTCTTAGCTTTTGACCATCGAATCCGGACGTGACAAATTTCCACATATCCTTAGTTCCGTATGGGTCATCTTTTCCAGCCTTTGACCTTTCCATGGTTGCTTTAACCATGGGTGTAGAGACCTTTTTTTGATAATCACGCATCCATTTTGTGTGCGCCATCTCTCCTTGACCTGTTGCTTCCAATAGCTTAATAATTGGGCCAAATTGACCGTGTCCTTCCTTGTCCATTCCCTTTGCTTTATATTTTTCTTCCATAGACCTATGTCTTTCTGCGTCCATGGGCGTGCCGGCAAAGGGATTAAATGGATCTGTGCCAAATTGTCGCGCTGCCCAATCCCCAGCTCCCTCATCTTTAGCCATTGTCAAGCCTTCAAAAAGTAAATTTGTGAGTCCACCAGTAAAAATACCAGTAGCTGCGCCGACACCTTGCATAATCGCGCCAGAGTAATCACCCCTCTTATATCTGTCATAGGCATCAGCTCCTTGAAAAATCGACGCTACTCCAGGTATGCGTTTAGCGATTGCGGAAGCCCAGGATCCCATCTTAGGAGCAAAACTACCAATCTTGCTACCGATGCGCTGAAGCCATGACGCTGTTTTTGGAGCCTTTTTAACAATTTCTGAGATTGCCTTGGAGCCGACTTGACTAGCCTTTGTAGAAACCTTAGCGCCCTCTACTGCCAGCTTGGTTTTTACACTCTGAGGCATAACACTATGAGCCGCCCTAACCGTGTCTATCGCGTCGTCGGCCAGAAAAGCTGTGGTAATAGCCGTGTCTACAAGACCACCACCGCCTCCTCCTCCGCCACCGCCGGGGAGTCCGCCTGCGCCTCCGCCTCCGCCGCCACCCATGCCGCCGCCGAAGTCAGAAGTGTTTACAACATAAACCCTCATTGCACCTGCGGCTCGGGCTGCGCCACCTACGGCTCCTGCGAGACCTCCCTTGAGACCACTCTTACCTGCTGCTTTAGCCGCTGCAGCGCCGGTCCTTGCGCCACGGATGCCTTGAATTGCAGGACCAATCATCCCCAGAGCACTAAAGACTGCCGAAAAAGCTTTAACTGCCCAAACGTTCTCAGCCATGGTGGTCTGGAGACTTGCAACCATTTCCACTGCTTGTGTTTGGCTCTCCTGCAGTCCTTTGTTAGCCTTTTCGTCCGCAGTCATTGCTCTAGCGTTCTGCTTGTCAATCTCCTTAGTTGACGTTGCCCCCTTTTCCTGCTTGGCAACAAGACCACTAATATATTTTTCTAAGTCTTGCGTGCCCTTTTTACCTAATTTTTGAATTTTAAGTATTTCAGACTCTTTGAGACCTGTTGCTGTTGCCGCCTCCCTCAGTCTGCCCCTCTGATGTGAGTCTGACAGATCATGCTTGCTTTTCACTATAGCGTCGGAAATTATCCTAAATTTCTCTGCTCCACGAGCCTGATTTAGCATTACCTGAGATATTCTATCTTGAGGATTCAAGTCTAATACAGCATTTAGCGCAGCTGATGCCTTTGCTGCTCCTGTAAGCGTATCCATACTATCCATACTCTTCATTATCGCATCTACTGAGATTCCCAGCTTACCGGAAATGGCAGCCATTTTAGTAAACTGCTTCTTGCCATCCCTGCCGTAAGTCGCTATAAAGTTTTTTGCCTTAGAAAAGTCTTGAGCAACCTTTTGTGGCGATTGACCCAGTTCTCTGGATAGGTCCAACAAACTGCGACTTGCCTCTTCTGCCTGCTCTCCAGAAAGACCAAAAGACTTCCTGAAAAGCTCATAATTTTCCGCTGTTGTTGCTGCAGAAACTCCCGCCTTTTCCATCAAGGCTGTTGTCTTTACTATTTGGTCTTGAGTTTTTCTATTCTCCTGTCCAAAAAATGCGTAAGCGTTTCTTAATTCAACTTGCGCGGAAACGAGAGCCTTATCTTCCATCAAGAGAGACTTTGTCGAATCCCCGATCTTTCCCAACCTCATTGAAAGCTCTATGTTATTTTTTGTTATTTGACCTGTTTGCTTATATATCTGCTGATTAGTAATCTGCATGGTCTTGGAAATATCCGACCATCGCTGGGCTTGCATGGTGACTTGATTAAGGATGTCACCCTGCTTCCTTATTGACTGTGCTGCCCTACTGTTAAAAGCTGCTTGCATCGCGCCCTTGGCGACATCCATGGAAGCTGTAAACTTATCATTAGCCTTTGATATATCTTGAAAGGACTTAGATACTGCCTTGTATGAGCCCTTTAGTTTGCCAAAAACACCCGTGACTGTTACACCGGCGTCTGCCATGTTATAGTAACTTAGTGCAACATTTTGAGCCAAAGATCCTAGAGACCTGTCTTGTTCTGCCGATTCCTGCTTTCTTCTATTATATCCATCAATCTCTGCCCCGACATCCTTCAGGGCTTGTTCTCTCTCCTTTAACCTCTCGACCTCTTCTTTATTTAATTGTCCGTTTTCGTCCAATTGGGATGCGATATCTTGCTGCTGATTTACTTCTCTGGCTCTTAGTCTTTCTAACGCTTCTAGAGCTTCTTTCGTCCTACCCAGCTCTTCATTTAACTTTATTTGTGCTTGTAAAAATTCTTCGGTGATTTCGGCATCGGGGGCAGAAGAGCCACCACTACTAAGAGCGTCGGCAAGAGATTTCAGCTCTGCCTCGCTCATTGTAGAGCCTAACGCTTTTCTTAATAATTCTTTAATTTCCCTCTTGCTAGCCACTCAATCGGTCCTCCCCAGGTCTATTTGAAAGGCCAAACTATACCTGTGTCCTTTTCAAACTTTCGGACTGCCGAATCGAGCTTGTATCGGTTTCTGTAGGTTCTAGGATTGTTTAGCCCATACTTGTTGTAGGCTACCACGTAATCTCTTTCTGCAGCCATTGCGCGACTAAACCTATCTATTTGCATAGGGTTACCCTTTATCGTTGCGGGATAATAAGTACCTGTCATCACTATATTCATTAGTCTTTGTATTTGTGCCGCGAGCTGATTCATACCCAACTCTTCGTTCAAATTAGTAAAATCTACCACGATTTCTTCTGTATTGTTTTCAGACACAATTACTCTCCTGTAAAAAAATATAGACTCATCATATTAATTAGTCTTTAAATAGCAAATGGGGTCCACAAAGACCCCAAAATTGCTATCTTTTCTTAGATGCTTTTTCCAACTCATCTGCCTCCTCCTCAAATTGTTGCTGGATTCTTCTCAGAAACCATCTCCTAATTTGAATTGGCAGGTTATACGCTTCTATGAAGCTCCAACCTCCGTGATGTTTCATGGCAAATATTTCTTCATAAACACCTTGTATATATTCGTTACCCAGGCCAAAAGAAGTCACCCGTAATGGGCACCTCCATTTCCACCGTATAGCCACAGTGAGTGCATTCTGTTTGTTGCTTGAAAGCAACGTTTGGCATGACCTTTCTATAGGTCTCCCTTATTAGCCTGGAATCCAATGCAGGCATTACGTCTGCAAAATTATTAAGCTGCTCGCGGTCTGTTACTCCGTTTGCAGAGTGGAGCATCATCTTAATCATATCTGTCAAAGATGACTCCTGAAGGTTGTTTGTCTCCTTCATCTCTCTTGCCTTTTCTAGCTTGGTTTCATCCTCGCCAGTCAGGGCTCGAATCTCTACCAAAAATTTTGACTTCGGAAGTTCTAATTCCACCGTTCCATTCTCTGTAAAACGATGGGCATCTCCCTTCTTTGTCTCCATAGTTGTGTAGGAGTCCGAATAAGTTGACAGATCGAACGTGAAATCATAATCTCTATCACAATTATCACACTCTATCTCAACCTCATAATCAGAGCCATATCCAGTGACTCTTGCAGCATAAAGTAGGGCGTTCCTGTCTCCGATTGTTAATTCTTCGACGTTCACGTCATCTATCAAGATGCTCTGTAACATTCTGTCTATCGCTACTCCCTTTCTAAGCAAAGATTGAGAAGACAGGATATCTTCTTCCTTTGCAGTCATGTGTCTTATTTCCACAGTGTCTTTTCCATATAGGGGGTGATCAGATGGATAAAGTAAACCCTTGGATGGTAGATCTACTATTTCTGTCGGGGTGGAAAAGTTAAGAACAGAGCCTCCGCTGGAGTTACCAGCCAGCAGAGGCTCGGGAATCGCTGATGTGTTTTTTCTTCTTGATTCATTTCTACGATTTGACAATTTTACCTCTCTTTCTCATCGTATTATATCATGAAACTTGTTCACGTTTAAAATTATTTCTTTTTTGGTCTGCCGTCGACACCCATAGCACCGACGTTCCGAGATGCCAATCCAGTGGCGCGTTTTATCTGCCCAGTGTCATGATGTGACATTGGCGCAAGGCTTGCCCAATCATACCGGAAAGTACACTCTAGATTGATAAGATCATCAGACTCGTAATCGCCTTCGTCAAAGTTTATTGACTTGATCCAAGGATTCCAGAAGTGCCACTCTTCAATGACCTTTCCCGTGGAATCGACCATCGACATAAACATCTTTCCGCCCACTGCTTCTACTGCAGCCCTCTTTGTTAGAGTCTTGGGCATGTTTACATTTATCTTGTCTGGTGTTTCATAGCCTGATAATTCTAAGAGTTTCATCATAACAGCAGACGAATCCGGATGGAGTGGATCTGCAATTGTAACGCTCATTTCATCGTAATCTACTCTGCCTGGAAAATAAAACTTATAATTCATAAAAGTATGTTCTGCTTCTGACAAGTTTATTGTTGGTCTACTTGCCTTCTTTAGAAGCCAATAAGGTATTCCATTAAAACCCATCATCCATCTAAACTTTCTCTTTGGCTCGATGGCATGATCGCTCCAAAATTTTCTTGATCCCATTAGTTAAATCCTCCTAAAATTATGTCCACAACTTTAATTAGTGGTTGGTTGCTATTTCTCTCCGAATTAATCATCGAATGCTGCACCATTATTTGTTATGATAAAGTCAATTGCGATGAACTCCAAAGCCTTAGCTGGCTTTATGAATATCTTTGCATACATGATGTTTCTGTCTACCAAATCAGGAGTAGTAGTAGTTTCGTCCAATACGACCCTGTACTGCTCAAGACCAAAGTTGGCTTTCACAGAACTCAAGAATGGCTCTACTTGACCTCTGAATCTGTTCCAGGTGGCGTTCACATTAGGCTCAAACAAGAGCCCTGAAGCCATCCTAGAAATTTCCTTCTTCAAGAACACCACAAGTCTTCTAACATTGATTCTGTCAAGTGCAGAAGGCGTTACCTGTAGCGTCTTTTGTCCAAAGATTACAATTCCCTCTGCTGGGAAAGTAGCTATCGGATTAATGTTTGCCTCATATAGGTCGTCTCTGTCACGAGAAGAGAGTCTTTGTGATGTTGACAAGACAGGTACACCTGCCAAGCCGTCACTCAAGCCACCTCTGGTGAATCCTGCTGGTGCAAACCATAGATCAGAATTTCTCTCAGTGGACGCGAACGTTCCAAGTGCCACTACTGATGGCGGTACCCAAAGATCCTTGTTGGAAATGTCATCCCTGATCTTGACCCATGGAAAGTACGTGCAAGCATAGCTTGAATTTATATTTCTCTTTTCAAGATTCTCAACACAAGTCTTAACACTGTTGTTGGTGATTCTTGTCTTAAAGTTGCTAGTAGTCTCACTAGATGGTTGATAGCCGTTGTTTTCGACGTCTATAATAGCCAAGCAGTCTCCTCTGTCTTCAGCGACTCTGATTATGTGGTCGGTGACTAAAGGAGCACGGACGCCTGGGACGCAAATCATGTTAATGTCTGCAACCTCTGGGTCTCCGACTGAGTCGATTGCCCTCTTGATCGAGTTAGCTGCTGCGTTACTCTGGAAAGTCTGGTTGTCAGCACCTACTATATGGTTACCCAATGGTGCCCTCTCCTTTACAGTAAGTCCGTCAAATCCGCCATACATAGGCGAGGTGAAGTTGGTAAACCCAGACTTAACAAGCTCCTTAACGCTCTGCTTTACCGTGTAGCTGTTGCCCATCTTTCGGGAACCAGACATATAGAACATGTCAGTTAGGCTTGTGCCTACCGCATTTGTTCCAACGAGGTCATCCAGAGAGAATATGAACGATGTTTCTAGAGTAGATCCATCTCCGCTGGTGGCAGAGTCCCACGCGTCGGCAGGGACGCCCTGTCCACCCCTGGTGATGTCCCAGTAAGATTCGTCGAATGTTGGGTCTCCAGGAGCACGTCCAGTGAAGACACCAAAGTGAGCTTGCTTATTATTTCTTAGACCCTCTGCAGAAGCAGACATTCTCAAAGGCAGACTTGGGAAAAGAACCCTTGCTGCTGGATTGTGATTCCCAACTAGCTCGCCCGTGATGCCTGTAATGCCTGGGACCGAGGCGGTGAGTGCTGCAGCGAAGACAGCCGAACTCTTAAAAGGAGACGTTGATACTGCGCTTGCGAGCATCAAACTACCACTACCAAATACCGCTGTGTGAGCGAGGGTCGACGCGGCGAGAGTGCCCTCAACATCACTAGAAGCCGAGTGTACCGTTAATATCGAGTACTGACCATCGCCAATGCCATTGTGAGCAAGGCTAACTGCCTTGTATCTTGGCGGACCAAAAAAGCCAAATGGCAACATTGCTGCGTCGGTCATACCCTCATGTACGTCCGAGTCCATTTCCACTCTCACAAATGCTGAACGATTTGGGTAAGAGTTGTATGATCTATATCTCTGTTCGTAACTATCCCATTCTTGGTATTGGTTACCAATCTTTGCTGCAATGTAATTCGGAGATTGTGGATCTAGGGTACACTGAGAAAATCTCTCTAGTACTCTTGGGCTGCCATCGGTGTCCTTTGCGTGACGTAGAGTGACGGTAAAGGTTCCGTAAGGACTGACTTCTGTGCCTAGTTTGTGGTCAGAGATAGAAACCTTTATATTTCTTCCTGCCCAAGCTCCGTCATCTAGAGCTACAAGCCTAAATAGCTTTTGTTGCTTGCCAGCGTCGAATTGAGTACTGTTGCTGGTCACGTCCTGGGAGATAAACCAGCCGGTCTTTGCAGGTTGTGTGCTCTTCTGATTGGATCCCCAATCTGCTGTTCCGGAAGTACCCTTGAGTCCTACGATGACGCCATAGAGGGAAGAGTCGGCAGTCAGTGCACCTTCGTGGAGCGTCGAGCCATGCATATCCCTAGCGTGTCGATCAAAGGATTCTCCTAGCCAGTACTTCTTTCCAGAGCTGACTTGAGCACCAGCCAAAGCTGGATTTGTGTTAAATACTTTTCTAATATAGTTGTCACTGTTTCTATCGAAATTAAATGTGACCTTCTTACCAACATTAGCATTGTCAAAAAGAACCGCCGTGAACTCCATATTGGCAGTATTGCTACTTCTTAATGCCAAGGAATTTCCTGCTGCTTGTCCAAAAGTCCTGGTGTGTCCTCCTCCCGACGGTGATCCGGGTGGGAGATGGGTTGAGGACGTTGCAAAACCAATGTTGAAGCCTGGAAGAAGCGTACCCGAAAGTTCGATGGCTCCAGCGTCGAAATACCATACTGCCGCAAGTGATCCAGTTGTTGCACTGGAAGCACGATTACCACTGTTCACGTTCAACCATGCGTCGACAGAATTAGCGCCGGCGGAAGCCGTAGCAGAAGGTGCTCCTAAGAAAGCCCCAACATGATCTCTCTGACCAGAACCACTGGAAAATAAGAATAGACCGTATGCGCCGCCTCCGGAGGCTGGGGTCGTACTGGTTGCCGCTACGTGGGCGTTATCTAGAGCCCAGCCGGCAGGACCGTTTGATGTTGATGTTGCATCATCGTGAGCCTCTCCCAAAACTCTTACTATAGTAGCTGGAGCGGCGTTTCTAAGGTAAGCCAACGCAGCGTAACCAGCGTATGTGGGACCCATCTTGTTACCCTCTCTCCAGGCATCACCACCTCTACCTCCTGGGATAGGGTTGCCAAAAATTCGTATAAAATCTGATACAGATTCTACACGGATGGGGCGGTTACTTGGACCCCTCTCAAATCTACCTATTATTGCCGGGCCAGGTCTGTTTGGCTCCGGTCCAAATTGGCTATTATCAATTTCGTTTATTTGTACTCCGGGTGAGACGAACTTAAATCTATCAACGGACATGCTTATTTCTCCTTAAAAATGACGATTTTGCGATAAGAATCGGCTATTATTTATAATTCTTTCTTAAATAAATAGTCTTTAATAAACCAAAAGGTATCGTAAATAAGAAGTGATATTAAAAAGGGGGGGCATAGCCCCCCCAGTCCTGATTTTGAAACCAGAGACTAACGGCTTAGGCGACTCCTGAGCCAGATAGGAATGTAACAGTAAGGATATCATCTGAATCCAAAGCAAGTCCTTCATTCATGAAGATCTTCCATTGTGATCCAGTACCACTGCCACTGTTGACACGATAGTCAGCATGTGGCGCACTACTGCCAGTCTTATTGGAATCTCCCAAGTCATGCTCGCCGTGTAATAGGATACCATTTAGGTAGACCATCAGCGTACCTGACTGTGGGATCGCCGCCAAGGACGCAGTCGTATATGGTGTTCCCTTCGCATGGGTTGCAAACATGCCCTTAGTTGGTACAGAGCCAGAAATATTAGAGCCGTCTGCGCGGACAAAAATATTCTTTCTCCAGCCAACACTAAGTCGACCAGAAGTGTATACCAAGCCACCATGTGCATCAGCGTTATTCTGAATAACGTCCTTGTTTATCTTAGCCTTGGTAACAGCTAATGCGCCAATCTTTCCAGCCGTAACTGCTCCATCGTTGATCTTTGCAGTTATTACTGCCGAATCAAGAATGGCTGCGGATAGGACTGAGCCAGTCTGCAAATTATCCTGTGTCACTATGCCAAGACCGTGCAACTTGTTTACGGTCACTTCGTGTGCAGTGACTGCAGAGCCAGAAATGGTTCCGCCTACTGTTATCGCAGATGCAGTCAACTGACCCGTGGTGCCATAAATTGCTGCAACACTGCCAACGACAGTATTTGCGGCGGAACCGTCAAGTAAGTTAATTTCTGCAGCAGTTGAAGTAACCGCCGTACCTGCTAGTGACAAAGCACCAGAGATCGCGACCGTGCCTGCAAATCCTGCATAACCTGCGACTTCCAACGAGTCGTTAATATCAGCGTGGACCATTGTTGCTTTCGTACCAACGTTAAGGGTTGCTGCACTTACAATAGAGCCAGAAATGGTTCCACCGGAAGTAACACCGCCCGCAGTTACAGTACCAACAACGCCAACTGCACCAGCAATAGATGCAGACATTGCACTCAGAAGGGTGTATCTCTTTGTTGCAGAACCAAGAGCAACCTTGTTATCGTTCTGCGGGATTAAATCAGTAATTTGACCACCATAGAAAGATAGGTCATCAGCATTAGATGAACCAAGGATAACGCCGTTGGACGCTGTCAAGCTACTGAGTTGCAAACCACCGATCGTCGCATCGTCTGCGGTAAAATCGTGGGCGTTCACTGTAGTACCTGAAACGTTTGTTGCCGTGAATGCACCTCTTAGTGCAAGGTGACCTGCTTCGATTCTCTTAGCCTGGACCAAAGAACCAGAAATAGATCCGGTAACACCAAAACGCATACCTGGAGTTCCTAAGACTGCCATGGTATCAGATCCTGATGCAAAACTCGCTCCTGCTTGTCCATCAACATTGACAATCAGAGCATCTCCGGTGACAACTCTGGACCCCAATGTCAAAGACATCAAAGGAGACGAACCAGTTCCTTGAACGCCGACCTTGCCACCAAGCTGAAAACCAGCGCCTACAAAATCACCGGCAACCGAACCAGAAACACCTGCAATAATCAAGTTATCCTTGATTTCCAGGGAGTCCTTGGTAACCGTTCTGGATACGATAGTGTCGACATCCAAAGATGTGATCCTCGCATAAGAAGCGGTGATTACATCTATATATCCAGTGTCAATGTGTGCTTCCGCAAATTGCTTTGAAGAAGAACCCAGATCAACCTTACTATCATTCTGCGGAACAAGGTCAGTAATTAGACCTGCAATAATTGACAAATCGTCATTATTGTTATCACCAATTGTCATGCCGCCAGAAGCGGTTAATGAAGTGGTGGTGATTTGCTTTGCCACAACCTTATCGGCAGTTGTGGTATGCGCTGTCGTTGCAGAACCAGAAATGGTTCCACCAACCGTTAACGCCGATGCAGTCAACTGACCTGTAGTACCATAAATTGCTGCAACGCTACCAACGACGGTGTTTGCGGCAGAGCCGTCAAGCAAGTTAATCTCTGCAGCCGTCGAAGTAACGGCTGTGCCCGCTAGTGACAAAGCACCAGAGATCGCGACCGTACCTGCGAAACCTGCATAGCCTGCAACTTCTAGTGAGTCATTGACGTCAACATGTACCATTGTCGCCTTTGTACCAACATTGAGGGTTGCAGCACTCACAGTCGAGCCTGAAATAGTGTCGGAAACTGTTAGATTGTTTCCAATACCAACATTGTCACTGAAAGAACCTGACTCTGCAAACACGGTATTCCATGCTAGTGCATTTGTACCCAAGTCATTTAGACCGTCTGTCTTTGGAACCAAACTTGAAATAAACCGACCTGTGACGTTAACAGTGTCTCCTGTTGCGTCACCAATCAAAACATCACCTGAAGCGGTGAGATTTGTAATAACTGATGCTGACATATAAGCCTTGAGATCTGCCAATTCGACACCACGTACTTCATCTGCACTGGTATCGTGAACTGGTACAAGGTCTCCGTCTGCAAGGGCTCCGCCCCAGCTGGCAGCACCTTCTGCAGCCACAAAATTTAAGTGACCAATTTCTATAGAACCGGAAGCAACGTTGTCTCTGGTGACGCCACCAACTGCAAGTAGCTTGTTCCCTATTCTTGTCCTTGCCATGATTGAAAATCCTCCTCCGAGGGCCGCGCCCCCTGTCATTCCTGATAGTGTTAAATCATCTGCCCTGTCGATGTCGACAGAGTGCTGAAAACTGGACGAAATTGCAACGTTGCCGTCTGTACCGTCGACGGCGTTCTCTAACGCGATTGAACCTGTGCCATTACTAGTAGAAAACGAAGCTGAAATCTGAATTGGCAGATTGTTAATCAATCTTGCCCAATGTTGAGCAAATTCAGATGGATTCAGAGCCCTGGTGCTGCCACCATCGCCATGAAACTGAGTATATGTAACTGAGCCTGATTTGATCGGCGCAGTAGTTGTATAATACTTCATCTGAGAAGCGTTCGTATTATTAGTAGTAGCGAAAATAAACGGTGGTTTGTTCAAGAGCTTTCCGGAGCTTGGAGTGTTGGCTCCTGCTGCAGTCTGCCACGTTGTGTCGGCTCCTGACGCACCACTAGGAAACAATCTAAAACTTATTGGTGTACCGGCAGAAGAGGTATCAGGTCGACACTGAACCTTCACGTATGCATTGCTGTTGGCTAGAGTTGGCGGGTCGATTTCAAGCTCACCTCTACGACGCGCCTCATCCAGAACAAAATATAGAGGATGTGCAATATAATCCTGAACTATGCTTGCGTTCGAATGCGCCTTTGATACATTAATATGATAACCATAACCATCACGATACATTTTGTTCGTCGTTCCACCTTGCACCAAGGTATAGTTGGAAGTAATGTTGTAATTGAAATCAATTTCAATCGAACCAGAACGACCATCACGAATCTCAAGCTTTATCGGCTGAGAACCCGTGGTACACCATAGACTTTCCCAGTCTCCCTTAGTGTTGTCCTTGGTATAATCCCCATACATCGAAGTAAAGTAGATGTAACCTGACTTAGTCCTACCCTCTCTGTAGAGAGTCACGTACTTATTCGCACCACCTTCTCCGGCGATGTCAGCAGTGCTGTAAAAGGTACTTGAACCTGTTCCTTCTGCTGCTGTACCAGATATTGCGGTGTGAGTAACCGTGTTTGCGGATGCCTGAACAATAAATGTAACCTGGCTATAGTCACTGCCTTGACCGTCATCCAGTTTCACCAAAGCAAACTTTGGTGGCACCTCATTCTTGACGGCTATAGTTCCTGTAGCTTTTGCCATGTTCTTTTTTCTCCTTATGTTTTATTGTTGAATAAAACAAACTTTTCCGTTAAACATAAAGGGTGAATAAATTGTAAATTATAGTTAGAAAACCGTAAGGAAAGGGATTAGGCAGGAAACTGTAGAAAACCAGAAGAAACTAATTAAAAAAACGCAAATTTAAGAAAACAATATCTTTTTCAAATTTCTTATATTATTATCAAATCTACAAAAATCTGAACTTAGAAACTCTATTGCTCTTTTCTTGCACTCGGCGGGTTCCTCAAATTCAAAAAAGAATTTGCCTCCCTCAAGGCGATGACATTGAAGCAATTTTATGTTAAAAATTTGCAAATATGCTGCAATACCTATGTCTGACGTTGTATACGTCGTTTTCATGTCCAGGTTCTCCATTTAAATATTTTGTCTCAAAAGTAACTATGCCTAATTCTTAATAAAAGTAGCCTTTTCTTCAGGTTTCTCTGGAAACTTAAGTTGATACTCTGAATTAGGATCAAGATTATAGTGTTCGTGCAAACTTGCCACATACTTTTTCAATCCCAGGTGAATTTGCTCAATATCTTCCATAATGCCTTCTTTTTCTGCCTCATAGTTCTGCTGTAGGAGCCCCAACCGAGACACTAAGCGTGGCAGGGCTTCCCTCATTGATTGAACGTCTTGCCAGTGATGATCGGAGATCTCTGCTCGATCATTGAATTGAGGCTTTGGTGGAGGTGGGGGTGGCTCAGGCTCTTGAACCTGGTTCTTGGCTATCTGACCAGCCTTACTCAGAATAGAAACTCTCTCTTCTTCTGGGGGCTCAGGGGCTGGCTCAGGGGCTGGCTCAGGGGCTGGTTCAGGGGCTGGTTCAGGGGTTGGTTCAGGGGTTGGTTCAGGTTCGGTCTGGGCGTCTTCTTTCGGAATTTCTTCATCTTCTGACAAGATAGTTTCCAGTGCCTTTTCAGCCCTATCTTTAAAGTCTGGGTCGTTTTGCTTTATTTGTTCTAGCAGGTTTATTAGTTTATCTAGCGCGGACATTGATTCGGGCTCCTTCTTCTTTTACTAGTATAAATAGTTTTTTTGATGGATTATTACTACAAATTTCTTTTTTTCACTCTTCAGTGTCGGTTAAATCCGTTATACTAATTGGCAAGTCGGGCAAGGTAAGTGAGCCCCTGTATTCGCCTATTTCCCTTTCTACTTGGTCACCTGTCAAAATTCTCTCTCTTGGCATCTTTAAGTCTACTGCATTTTCCCTTATCGAGACATTCGGTGTGTCTCCAGAGCCACCGTAAAGGTGCCCCAGGACTTCAATGCTTATTTTCGTTTCATATTTCTTTTCATCAGTAGAAAGAGAGCTTAGGTTATTTCTGTGATTAAAGTCTTGTTGTATAAACCCTTCATACCTGTGATACTCATCGTCATTTATTAAAATATAGTGGACGCCACCGGGACTGGTCATAAAGAAGTCCATTAAATTATTCATTTGTTGTTGGTATTCCGTTCTTAAAGTTACTTCATAACTTACCGTTACATAAACTGGCATTGGAATATACAATGTCTCATAAACTACCTTGCCATTTTTCCTAGGAAAGTTAGGCTGACCCCGTTTTTTCTGAGCTTCTGCGTTTGCAAAATTGGCACTCTTGTCTTGTTTTATTCTTCTAGCAACGGGCAAGACTCCGCCCTTGCCGTCGGGGAAAATTGTATGATGGGGAGCCTGAATTGCACCTTTTTTGCCCAGGTCCTTTTTTACGGAAGTCCTCTCTGCGGTTATAATGGGGAGAATCAAAGAACCCTCTTTGTCTCTTATCCTTGAATCCGCCTTGGACTGAAATGAGCGTTCGGATGTTGTCCACACTATTGGCACAGGACTAGAACCTTTCGCTGTATCAACATGAAACTTCTGTTCTTGTAGGTACATCAACATTGCCTTATCTATGTTTTCCAACCTAGAAGGAGCGAATGGGAATCCTAAAAATTGTTCATATATATCTTTATCACTTGGCATCAAACAATCCCTCTCTAGCCTTTATGCATTCTGCGGTTATTTCCATTTTATGCTGGACCTGTCCGAATATTTGTTTCGGTTCGTTTAAAGACACTATCTCGTAATATTCATCCCCGTATGAAACAAAATCCCCCTCTCTAACAAATAAGTTCTGATCTTCCACAAGTCTCCTCTTGTGAAAATGAACCGTAATTTTTGACTTTCTATCAATTCCTAGATTGGTTGACTCGGTTTCATACCCCTTCCACTCGACCAGGGCATGAATTCTTATCGGATTTAAGAAGTTTTTCTGTATAGCTTCTCCATAAACTGGGTGGAAATCCGTATTTTCAATGCTAATGGGGTAGTACAAGATTTGTTGCCCTATTACCCTTTCCACCAACTCATCGTTTACTTGCTTTACAAGGTCCCGCTCCTTCTTGCCAAGAAAAAGCGGAGGTGGGGGCTGTTGTGGTTGTTTCCATTTATTATCAGACATAGGTCATCACCCCACAAACACCGGGTTGGGGACTTTCTTTTGCAGGTTTGATGCTGCTTCTAAAGTTTCTGCATCGACCACAGCCAACTTTGAATAAGTCATTTCTGATAACGTGGCCTTTAACTCCTCCCTTAGTTTTTCTTGCTCTTCTCTCGCCTGAGAAATCAAGTCTGTTCCGTTCAGCGTTACTGACTCGCCTGGAATTGGTATTGTTTGAAATTTACTTCTTATTTGCCCCAGCATCTCCTTGCACAGAGAGAGGGAGAACCTTCTTATCCACTGCTTTCCAATACTATTAATACTCTTGTATGGCAAATTGGCGAAAGGCAAAGTATTCATGTTATTGATGCCATCCACACCAGTGTCAATGGCGGAATCTTCTTCCATAAAAGGATCCGAGGGGATAGAAAACTGAATCCACATTGCCGATGGACCGCCGGTATATGGAATCGGGTGTATTCTCAGGCGATTATCCTTCAACTCATATGAAAAGTGAGACATTCTAGTATACATTGCGTCCTCAAACGCTCTCGCCTGGAGCTTGTTTTGCCAAGCTGGAATTAATTCAAAGGTTGACGAGTCGGAGAACTGTCCATAATTGTGTAGATTTCCCACAACGTTCAGTCCGCCGTAGTATCCATAGAATCTCCACATTGCATGAGGAGTCTTATAGAAGACCTTCTTTATAAGTATCTTCTTGTTTCCAATCTTACGAAAATAGTCAACGTTTGACGATCCCGCAGCGGAGGCGGATACTATTGTCTGGAGGTCGTAATCTTGCTGACCTTTTGTGATATCAAATGATGCAGAGTATTCTCTCTGTCCTCTGCCCATTCCTATCTCTGCTGCCGCTGCCTCAGTTGCCCTTCTTGCGTACCCAAAATCAAAACGAGGAAACTTCAAAGAAGCTTGAGTTCCAGCCAGCGAAGACGACAGGGTGGTATCCCCAGATGACTTCATGTTTCCCAAGTGGTCGAACGATGCAGTCGTGTGCCCCAAGAACGAGGACAGGGAATTATTTGCTTGATGAATGTTTACAATATATGAATATTCCAAGACTGCCTCTTCATAAGCAGTATAAACGTTTGCTGTTGTCAATTCTACATCAAGAACATCGCCGCCTAATTTTCTATAAACATAAGTAACCTGATCTGCCGCTCCAGACAAAAAATTAAAATCATAAAAATCGGATGAAGTGCTCGAATATACTTTATAAGGCACAGACCCGTTAACATCGTTGACTGCTCCAGTAACTGGCAGAACTGATTTACTCATTGTACTAGCTGGTGTTAGATTTGTTGGCATTCAAGGGATCCTCCAGTGCATTCTCTTTTAATTAGTTACACAAACAAAGAAAATCCGGTCTGTTACACAGAAGACTTGGTTCTTCTCTTTCTTGTCGATCTAGTTTTGGTAGTTTTGGTAGTTGTAGTAGGATTAGTAGTGCTTGCTTTTGTATTTGCAGGACTCTGTCTTTTACTTTTGCGACTTCTCTTTGTTGTGCTAGTTTTCGCCTGCTTTGGGGCAATGACCGGGTTCGCCGGTGCGGGCGTGGCTGGGATCTCGCACTGTTCAACAGTTGGCTGTTCTGGCTCCATTTGTTTTAAAGCGTTAACTGGTCTCTCTTCTTCAACCAGGGGCGTAGGCTGTGCTTCTTTGTTTGCAGGTTCCGCTTGAGCCCTAGCAAGCCTTATCGCCTCTCTTTTTCTTGCATACTTTTTAGCATACTTCACCATTGTTAATCTTTTTCTTGTTTTGCCCATTGTAAACTCCTTCTTATTAGGCTTGTATAGTAATTAGTCCAAAAAATAGAAAACCCCAAGCCATAAGACTTGGGGCTGATTCTATTTCGATGATAAGTCGAGTTGATTATTTATTAAGCGAACGCTGGCGTAGTCGCTGCAGAGATAAATCCCTGAACGAGCCACCTAGTATTGTCCTTATCGTAAACTACATCTACCCAGGAGCCCTGTTCTGTGTCCGCTGCGAGAGTCAATACGTCATCGTCAGTGGTGACGCCATCAGCTTTTATCTGATCTGTGTCCCCTGCTGCGTCGTCGTCGTCCCATGTGACCGCACCCTGAAAGGCATCAGCCGCTGCTGCGGTTATAGTAATAGCGCCTGCGGCATCGTCAATAATCCAAAACGAATATCTAGTCCCGTTCTCCGGATCAGTTGGCAGGGTGATGGCCACTGCGCCGCCTGCGTCGACTGCGTAAAGCTCCCCACTCTCATTCTTTGAAATTGTCTTGTCAGCAGTTACCACCTCTAATCTCGCTCTGCTTGCTGAGTATGCTGCTCTTCCTACTTTTGCCATTTTATAAATCTCCTTTTAATATATAAAAGCATTTCGCCTTATCACTTGTAGTAAATAGTTTATCAGTTTAGAAAAAGCCCCCCAAATCAATGGGGGGCAAATTCTTTTAGCTATCGGATGCTTACTTAAGCACCTGCCTCACCTAGGAGACCACGAACAATAACTAGACCGTACATATCAGGACGTACCATCTTCTTCGCATAGCGCGTCATGACGCCCTTACGAGGTACGAAGTCTTCCGTACCGAAGATAGTAGGTGTGACCTGCAATGGTACATAAGGAGCGTAGACATAGCCACTCTCAAGGAATGAACTACCCTTACGTCCTACGAGAACCACGTTTCTTGGGAAGTAAGGATCAACATAGACCTCAAACTTCTTAGAAAGCGAGCCAGTCTTCACAGCACCGATGTCACCTCTATCAGCATCAGCAGTTACGCTTGCGCGGAAACCACTAGTGAATTCAAGAATATTGGCAACTTCTGGAGAGCAAACAACAAAGTTTGCGCCGCCGCGAAGCGTCTTTCTGTGGATCTGAGCACTAACGTCATTGATAGTCTCAATGAGGGTCTCATACCACTCACTGACTGTACCAGTAAAGTCAGGCGATGCTGAAGTAGCACCTAACTCGTTACCACTGCTGTCGACAAACAATCCAGGAGCACGGCTCCAGTATCGAGTTCCAGCCTTAGCGCCATTAACAAGGTCACCAAGAATTTCCTGATCAATTTCGAGAGCAATCTGCTCCGAAAGGATCCCGGTCAATTCGACCTCTGCGTCAAGGTTGTGGTATGCATTGAGATCTTGTCCCAATTCAGGTGTCCACTTAGCCTTGAGCTTCTTAGTGACTGCGGTAACAGCAATGCTGTCAACCTTAATATCAATTTCTGGTATGCGTTGCTTACCAGTGGAAGAACCAACCTCGCCGGTAGCGGGTGATGGCTCTTCAAGACCCCAGGTGTCAGCACCAACAACAGATCCGAGGGCATCAGCCTGACCTGCGCCTGCGCCGCCAGCCTGGAACTTATCGTTGAGTGGGTAAGACAACAGAATGCCGTCGGCGGCGTCACCAGAGTTAGGAACACCATTGCCCAAGAAAACAATTCTTAGCTTACCAGCACTGGTAATCTGAGTGAGTCTTCTGACAAGTCGGTTGTTTGCCGATGCACCTGTAACTTCGCAGATTGCAGACAGGGCATTCCTGTTTAGATCCGCTGGGATACCTGCGCCGGAAAGCTCCAAGACAGTTACGTCATTTGATCCAGCCAGAACATCTGGGTCCCACTTGATCAGGTGCTTTTGAGCCTCAGTCATTGCGCTAGGCGCGACTTCGTCACAAGCAGTTGAAGCTGCAGCGAAGTGACGTGAAGCACTTGCTGTTGGAGAACTGTAACCAGTTCCCAAGTTGTAAAAACCGCCAGGGCCACCACTGCTCATGTCACCATCAAGGTCAACACCACCAGTGATCTGACGACCAACTACGTTACCGCCATATACGGAATCGCTTTTGTTCATACCGGATCTGGTGTGAGTGTGTGTAAAGTCCAGGAAGAAAATGAGACCACTTGGTAGACTCATTGGCTGTACCGAGACCAAATCGTTAGCAATCAATCCGCCGAATACACGACGAACAATTGGGAAAGCAACAGATGCGAAACCTTCGACATCGCCTGCTGCCATTGAGGAAGCCTCACGGAGAAGCTCCTTAGCCTGATTCTCAAGGAGAACGGCCATGTTATTCTTAGCATTATCGTTGCCTAGACCCTCTAGAAGACCAGTCTTTTCCCACTTGTTGAGAAGTGCTGCTCCTTCTTTCGAGACGTCACGGCGCTGAATGCCTTCAGTTAGTTTTTGTAAAACAGACATATTTAGTAACCTCCTATGTTATTTTTTAATTCCAGCCAAACGCTGAAGCCGCTCAGAAAGGGGGTCTGCTTGTTTTTGTTCCCTATTTCTTTGCGAGTTTATTAGTAGAGAAGGTCGGCTTACTGCTTCGCTAAGTGATTTTGGCATAGATCGTTTTTCTGTGCTGCCCACTGTGCTCTGAAGTGTTTCATATATAACCTTCGCTTCCTTGGTTGTACTGGCCTTAGAAATTGCTTCGACAATTTTTCTCTTTTGTCGCTCATTCAGGGAGGAATTTTCAAGTGCCTTATTGATGTATAAAAGCTTCGCATTGGAAACATTTACACTTTCAATCTTTTCTTTCAGTTCTATTAGGACTTCTTTTAGCTGGTCATTTTCTTCGACAAGCTTCAAAGCCTCTTCTTTTGAATTTTTAATATTTTTAAGTGACTCGCTGAGTTCTTCCACTCTTGCACGTAGAGACTCATTCTCTTCACGAACCTCGTCGTCGTTCTCGCGGGCGAGTGCTTGATCCTCTAAATCTTCCATCTGGGACTCGGGAGTACCTGCCCACCCACTAGATTGGGGATCAATGTCAACTTTTAATCTTTCCAATATTTCCTCGACAAGAGCATCATCTATGCCCAGGTCGACGTCTTCCGCTAGGGTGCTGCCTGCTTCTGGTGCTGCATCTACTGCTTGCTCTATTTCTGGGGATGTTGCCAACTCTTCATGAGTCTCAGAAGCCTCGGGCTCTACTCCCTCTTCTTCTTCATACTTCTCCATTTGCTGAAGAAGCCCCTCCAGGTCTATTGTGACGGTACCGCTATCATCTGCCGGTGCATCTGCGCCAGGGATATCTTCCTCCAGTGCAGTTGGTACTTGATTTAGTGCCGGATCGGATGTTGGATCTGCAGTTGCTTCGTCGGAAGAAGGAGTCGCAAATGGATCCTCCTCGGATTCGAGCCCAAACTCGTCCTCCTGTTCCAGAAGAGTGTCTACTGCTTCTTTTATTTGATCTGAATACTTTTCAATAATCATCGCTTCAGCGTTCTTTATTGCCGACTCTTTTAGAGCCTTTGCGTCGATTATAGCTTGTTCTAACATAGATGTTGACATATACTAACCCCTTAAATGGAAATTTATCTCAAAGTAATTAGTTACAGATTTTTCTAAATGACAGGAAATTATTTACTCCGCTTTCGTGCGTATTCTTATGGTAGGTACGCCCCTGAAGCCTAGAATAAACGGGGGCGGTTGCAAGACTTCTTTTGTGTCTTCTCCTTGCTTTGTAGCAATCGGAGTATATTGGCGCTTGACATCATTTGTTTTTATTATGTAGTCCGCCGATTTCTTTATATTTGACCTAGCCATGACAACACTCCTTAAAAAGTCGAACAAGCAGCAACAACTGTTGGAGCGCGGTTTTCGGCACCCCAAGCGCCGGCGTCTCTCACAAAAGCAACTCTATCAACGCCATTAATATCAACCTGAAAAGTCTTTGACGTACTTGCTGTCAAGCTGTCGCAGTCCAGAGTCTCTTTGTAAGCCCAAACGCCTGCGGCGTGCATGTACCACCAAACTTCCACATCTCGACCAGGTGTTCCATTGGCGGTGGCAGAAACCGTTACAAATAAGTATCTTTGATTTTGTGTTGCGTACCCGGTAGTGCCATCTCTAGCTCCGGCACCCGTTGAAATATTCGTAGTAACGGGGAGTGCATCGTGAGCTAAAACCGTCACTGCAGTTCCATTAGCGCCCGCTAAATTCTTGGGACCTCTTGTTCTGCCCCAACTTGTATGCTTGTAAACTGTGCTGTCATGTGCCATCTTGGGTCTCCTTAATCTTTAAATTTGGCATTGTGCTTCTCTGTTATTTCACGGGTTATTTTTAATTTCCTTTCCCGCTTTCTTTTTCTCTTAACCGAAGGCTTTTCAAAAAACCTCCTTTTCTTAATTACGTCCAGTACTCCGTTTTTCTTGACTTTTCTACAGAACTTCTTAATTAGCCTTTCGTTCTCTTCTTTTCCCCTAGTTTGTGACCAGACTTCTACATTTACTGACTTTTTAGACATTTATAAACTCTCTTTCATATTAGTTTAGACCAGTTGGTACCGGCTATATCCATAATTCCGTCTATGTTCACTCCAGCATCGTCTGGGGCATACGATGCTAGCGGATTTGACGGAGTTGAATCTTGACCGGGCGTACCACCCCTAGTTAAGGGTTCTGTGTTTTCGAAAAGATTAACTCCGTTATAAGCGTCCTTCGAAATAGCTTCAAACAATTTCTTCTTCGTTTCTTCTGTTCTGGTTTTTGATCGACGAGGGGCTTTCGTCGAGGGTGCTGACTTCTTTTCCACCAGTGGTTCCGCTGTTGCGGTAAGCCCGGTAGCCACCTCTGCAATTATGCCAGAAAGAACGCCCTCTTCAAAGATCACTTCTTTTATACATTGTTTGATCAGCGGTTTTAGTACCTTTTTTAAATCTTCGTTTTTCATAATTTACTCTTTAATGATGTCGTTTAAAATTCTGTTAAGTTTATCTGCTTTCGTGAAAATATTTGACCGCTGCTTTGCCTCGGTCATCATAAAAGCGCCTGGAGTGGATGGATCGGAAACCATATCGAAACAAATCAATTGAAAATCGTCTTCCACTATCGTGCGTCCGTTTTCTTCCCTTATTGACCCCATTCCTCTGGAGGATATCCCCAGCTTGACTCCTGCGTTAACGAGTTCCTTCAAGACTTTTCCTGATGGAGTGTTGAGAACTTCAATTTTTCCCATAACCTTATCGCCGTCGGCCCAGACTTCCGTCACTAGGTGCGAGGCATTTGCCAAATTAATTACTGAAGTGTCAGGGTGATCTAGCTCTCCTAGAGCCCTTCTCTCTTCCACCAATTTCTTGTAGTTCTTTACTTCTCTCATAAGAACATTGCTGGGGTACACCCTGCCATTACCGTTCTGGACGTTTGCGCACTGCATAACCCCCGTAAGATAAATGGCTCCCTCTTCCCTGATTCGACGCTTTTCGTCTTCAGTTAGGAGGTCTTGGCATATACCACCTTCACATAATTCATAATATTCTCTTAAAAGCTTCATAATTCTCCTAGTGCGGGGACCACCCGCATCATACTTGATCCTTTACAACAGTTAGCCACTGGGCGTATATACCATCTAATGGTAGCAAAAGGTGTCATGTTTATCTCCTAACTCTCACAACATTACTTCTGTTGCGAGTCATTGAAACTGCTAAACCCTTGTGAGACACCCTGATGCCGTCATCTCCGAAAAGCATGTTCAAGACATAGCTAGTACCAGAGCTGACGCATCCCAAGAGCACCCCTGTCACAAGAGAATAGTCAAAACTAAATAGTGTTGTCTCTCCGTTTAGAACCCATAAAAGAATACCCACCCAAAAGCCTGTGCACATTGGACAAGATAAGAGTTCTCCGATCCAACCTGTGGAGGGGCGGATTTTCTCAAATATTTTTCCGTATACTAAAATTTGTGTCAGACCGTAGGCAGATAAAGCAAAATACAATAAGCTCACTTTTCCTCGCTTTCTCTTAGGACCGAGTACATGTATTGGTACCCATACGGTCTGGTTCTGTGATCCATCGAACCCTTTCTGTCAGAGTGTGGAACCTCGCCTAACTCTGTACTATCTTCTTCGTCTGGATCAAGCATGTGGGTCATCAGATCGTGATCCAAGTGTTTTCTAGCCATTATATCTGGCTTCTCTTCTTCTAAAAAAAGACTCGTCACGAAAATTGCACTCTGAACAGAGTCCACACCTTCGAGTACGGAATCATATATCTTTGCTTCCATGGATGAAAAAACATTGCCCCCCTGGATGGTTGACGGGTCAATTACTCCCTTTTTTCTCATGAATTTATAGAATCGATCTTGAGCTGGGTATATTTCTCTTTCCATTAGCTTTTTTGGAAAGGTCGTTACCTTCTTCCTAGAGGGTGATATAACTATATCGACAAGGTCGTGGTCCATTATCATTATATCACCGTTGAGGGCTCGACGAGCTACTAGTTCAACTGTGACCGGGTCGGGCTCTTCAGCTATAATCTTTATTTTTATATTCCCAGACGGAAGCGTCTCCGATACACCTTCTGAGGGTGTTATGTTTATCTTAACTGTCATTTTCTTCCAACTCTTCGACTAGGCTTTGGATTTTCAAAACCTCCTCTATCATCCCAAGGTCGATTTCCTTGTTCTTATAACTCTCTAGAAGCTCAAGGACCTTTTCTGTCTTCTTTTTCATGCTATTGTCCTTAGATATTAGAGGGTGAGCAGTAGCTGTGGATATCTTTTCTTTTAGTGCTCCGATTTCTTCATTCATTGCGACCTTGAGTTCTAATCCTCCGTCCACAAAAGAAGTTACATACCTGGTTAAAAGATTCTTTTGGCTTTCATTTAATTGATTTTTATACTTTTCGTTGAATCTCTTCACAAATGACTTGTATATTAAATTATCGATAGGACTCTTATCTTCTGGCTTCTTCTCTTCTCTTGATAATGACTCTACCAGCTTCTGCTCCAACAGCACTCTCTGCTTCACATCGGCAGAATCGCTAAAGATGGAGTATATACTTGCAAGATTTTTGTAATTCGGGACAAAATTCGTATACACAGAGGTGCCAAGAGATCTATTGATGACTTTGATGAGATTACTCTGTTCTCTAAATATGTTTTTCTTATCCAATCTAGAGTATGCGATCTTTGCCTCCATCATAACCCTCTCAGCTAGATCCCTATCCAATCCGGACGTTTCATATAGAGACTTGTAAATTCCCAACTCTTCCTTGAGAACAGAATCTTTTGAAAAATGATCTTTGATTATTACTTTAATCTTATTCATTTTATTTTTGTCATTCTTGACGGCACTCTTCGTTAACTCTCTAACAAGTGCCTCGTAAACAAACGCTGTATTTCTCTTTTTATTATGTTTTAGTCTCATTATTTTTCCTCTTCTCAAGATTTTCAATCAATCTCTTTATGTCAGAATTTATCTCTGTAATCAACTGTTCTTCCTTATCATAATTAGAGCCCTCGTTCTCATAAATGCCCTTTGATATCGATTGCATACCTGCAAGATCGTCAAAACCATAGCCTTTAAAGATATTTCTACTTGTGGATGAAGCTGTTTCCCTGGAATATTTGGAGTTTAAGGATCTCTTTCTCGCTCCGCTTTGCCTCTTGTCTCTCTTGACTGGGGTATATTCCTTCTTTCTATCTGCCCTGGTGCGTCCCCTAGATCCTACAACATCATCATCTCTTTTGCCTGGTGCAGCTAATAGAACGTCGTCTTCGCCCGTGTCTGCTTCGCCGGTATCGCCGCCGAGGTCTTCTTCATCCCCTCCGATGTCTGGCGTGCCTAGATCTCCCTCTCCTCCAAGCTCCTCTTCCCCAAAGCCTCCTGCGTCGGCGGGCATCAATTCTGCCTGCTCTGCTTCTCCGGCGACCTCAAGGGCTGCGTCAAGCTTCCTATCATAGAACATTTCTCTCTGGTTTCTCAAGAACTCCTGCTCGGACATATTAAACAACCTTGTCGCTATCCAACGCTTACTGAAGAATCCCTCAGTTGCTGCTGATGCTGTGTCGAACTTCACCTTCCAGTGCTCCAGTTCTTGCAATTCAGCTATCTTTGAAGGATTTGATAATTTTAATTTAAACGAGGTAAGATCCTCTCCGCGAAAACCCAAGACATAAAGGTGAACAACACCAATTTTCTCCAGCTCTGTAATTACGGACCTCTGAAGTCTTTGTATTGTCCTGGCAAATCTGATATCTTTTTGTGCCAGCGTCGTCTTGTCTTCCTCTGCGCCCTCAATCTGAGAAAGATACGAAGGCGGGATCTTCAACGCTGAAAATAATTTGTCTCTAAGATACTTTACGTCATCAATGTCGCCAGTGTAAGTACCCCCTGGCAGATTCTCCACCTTGGAAGATACCTCTCCTCGGACTGGGATGAAATAATCTTCGTCTATTGACATCGGATTATATCGAAGGTCGACGCGGCCGGTTGAAGGATCAACCACCTGGTTTCTCTTCATTTGTGTCATGACCTTTTGCATGTACTGTTCAACATCCTGTGGAGGAATTGCGCCGACGTCAATATAAAACACTCTGCGCTCTGGCGAACGAACAATCCTGTATGCCATCATAGCATCTTCCAAAAGGGTTAACTGTCTCCAGATTCTTCTTGCCGGTTCTAAGGCGGACGTACCGTAGGGCGCATATTTGTCATTGCCTAGAATCCTAAAGTGAGCCATTTGCCAATTTTCAAAGGTCATTCCTGCAGAGTTCCACTGAAATTGGACGTAGTCTGGATTTGTTTTGTCTTCACCTTCCAGTCTTTCCACTTCCTGGGTGGGTAAGCCTATAACACTTTTCACTCCGATGATCTCGTCTAAGTCCATGTAAAGGAAAAAGTCGCCGTACTTACACATTGTTCGACACCAGCCGAACAGATTGAATTCTAAATTCAATACTTTATAGTAAAGCGAATCCAAAATATTCTTTATCTCGTCGTTTTGACAATCTATTGTCAGTAGTGGCTGTAAGTTGCTGGATGTTGTCATCTCATCTGCATAGATGTCCAAGGCTGAAGCTATTTCCGGCGTGTATTCCATCTGGTCGAAGTCCACATACCTTTCGAGCCTATTCTGGTTCTGCATCGCAGAAGCCATAAGGTTATCAAATGGATTGTATTCAATCTTTTTAAATTGCTGACCACTGGCAGATCTAAATCTTCGCGCATACTTGTCCAGTTGTCTTCTTCTTAGCCTTCTGGCTGTCTGGGTTCTATGCGTAACAATCGGTCCTGAAAGGAGCTTTGTTAACTTTTTGAAAAGCGTGTGCTCTTGATTTACCGGGTTCTTATTGTTTTTATTTCTATTTCTATTTCTTGCCATGTGTTTTATCCCTTAAACAGCCACGGGAACTGCTCATGTTGACTCTTCGTCTTCTGTATTTTATCAAAAATACTCTTGTTTTTATAGGTATTTTGACCAGGTATGGTGGTATCCAGTCTATTATTCGTGACAATCATAGAATCCAAACACGCCCTCTTATATTCTGTATTTCTCTGGTTTTCTACCAATGCTGTGTCCCTTATCCAGCAGCCTATCGCGCAAGCCATAACGAGGTCATCGTTATAACTCCTCATTGCTTCTGGTTTTCCGTTATTCCACACAAAAGTCTTCATCTCGTTCAAGAGTCGTGTGGAATATACTTTAATTAGTTTATTTCTTATGAATTCCTCCATCTTAGCGATAACTAATGGTCTAGTTTTGGAAGAAGTTGTAAATCCGGCAATCGCATTTGATAAATTTTCTGCTCTAATCTGGTCGATGTACTCATGAGTTGATTTTATTGAGTGATAAACGTTTGGATATCCTTTTTCTCGGAGCTTTTCAAGAACAGCATACCCGACAGAATTATTTTCAACAACTACCATACAGTTTCCGTACTCTCTCCCTGAATTATATAGTATGTCGGAAAATACATCTGGCGTTACTTTTCCTTGATATTCCGCTATGACCTCCATTGTCGATAGTTTTATCGTATGAAAGACTGAATAGTCTCTACCGTCGCCTCTCGCAACATCAGCAGATATTAGGTAATCCTCGCCGGGGGCGAACTCTTCCCATATCCAATAATTTCTGTCAAAACCTGTTCTGTATTTTGGCTCTCTAATTAAATTTTCTATCCAAGCGATATCATCTCCGTGGAAAACAGTCTCGCCCGACATATTAAAATTGCACTCAAGTTCTTGTGCGATTTCTCTCCTGGACATATTTTTTGTTTCTTTTTCGAACCAATCCTTGTCTCTGTCGGGGTGACGGTCCCAGGGTAGAACAGTTGCATAAAAATCATTTAGCCTTTGGTCTGCTTCGATGTACGTCTTGTGAAACCAATTACCCACACCGTTTGGAGTGGATAGGGCGATACAGCGTCCACCAGTTGACAAAGTAGGGTACAAGCCCATCCACAAGTCGTCTAGTCCGTCGACGTGGGCTGCCTCATCAATAACAAGAAGAGAAAGAGCTTCTGAACGGCCGGCGTCCCCACTGGTGGATGACGCTTTTATCTGAGACCCGTTCGTAAGTTCGAACGAAGTCCTATTGTCAACACTGACCGTTGCTATTGTTAAGAAATCTGGCACGTTCTTCAGTATGTTCTTAACTTTTTTTACTAGGTTTGACGCTGTTCCAAACTTCGTCGCGATTACCAGGACATTCTTTTCTCTGTGGAACAACATCAACCACACAACATAGGCTGCAGTGATAGTGGAGATGCCCAACTGTCTAGCTTTTAAAATAACGTTAAATCGGTGATCCAGATAGTCTTTGACTAAGTCTTCCTGAAAGTCGTAAAGCTTAAAGGGGATTAGTCCCTTTTGTGGGTGAGTTATTTTTGCATAATTATTTATAAAGTAGTTCGGATCCTTGCCGCAACGGACAATTTCTTTCATTACTTCCTTCTTGGTTAATTTGAAGGTCATAGACTTACTTTAGATTCGAGTTTCTTTGTCCAGCTTCCAGATTAAATGGATCAAAATGCTTATAATTATCTGACTTTGATTTGTTACTACCAGCCTTACCTAGATCTAAAAACTTCTTAAAGGTGTCGTCTAACCTGTCCTTGCTCTCTTCCGCGTTAGTATCGGAGTCGCCGGACAACTTATAAACTTTGTTGGCAGTAACCGTAGTTCTTATTCTGGATATGTTTTGCGCTAAGACCTCAATCTCTCCTTCTTCTGACAAAGAAAGAGTATTTCCTGTTAGTTTTTTAAACTCCTTTTTAAGAAATTTGACAACATCATTGACCATCGACTCGATATCAGATTCAAAGTCTTTGTTGTGAATGTCTTTGAGCTTGCAATCACACTGGTAAGATACTATCAACCTATCTCCGTTAAAACGGACGGAAAAACCATCCATTACCCTAGAGTCCACCAATGGGTTTCCTTCTTCCCTCTTCAGTCCTGTCTTTACTGGTTCACCTTCAGAATCCAATGCTCCGTCGTGAGAGTTAGCCAGCACTTGTGAAATGCCATTAATTATTTCAAGTGTAGTCGCCATTTAAAAAACCTCGCTTTATATTAAATAGTAGTTTCATTTTATAATTGCCATAGTATTCTCATCAGGACGCCACCCAGACTTCCACCGTTCTTCTCTGCCCTCTACATACTGGATGTAACAACCAAAGCAACACTGAAACTTGTTCATGTAGAGGTCGTCTTTCCTATCAAAGGAATATACGTCACATACTGGACAGTCACGGTCAACTTTTCTTTCTAAGAATTTCTTAGAAACGAACATGTCTCCTATCATTTCCTTTTCGTCGTTCCTGTTTTCGTTTTCTCTCTTGTAGAAGTCTTTCAAGTCCTGTAGATATTTCTGTTCTTTTTCTTTTGTCCACAAGCTCTTTGGATTCTTTATTGCCTCGGCACCATACTTTTCGGCTATAGCTTTCTCCAGTTTTGCAATATAATTGTAGTCCTTGTTATCTTTACTCACCAAATTACTCCCCTCACTTTACCAAAGTCACAATCAACAACGTGGTGGCGACTCCAGTTATGACCCCTCCAGTTGCCCACCAGACGCTGTAGTCGTTGGGTCGGTCAAGAGCTGCCTGGGTTAGCTTCTCTATTTCCCTGTCCTTTATGGTGTTTATTTCGTTGTGCTGAGTTATCAATGTATCCACCCTTAGCTTCAGTTTGTCGATCTCAAACTTGTGCTTGACCTTCAGCTTCTCGATCTCATACATCAATTTGAGTTCGCACTTAGCCCTCTCTCTAGCTGGCGCAGTAATAAGGACGGCGTTTGCACCGTCGTCATAACACCAGGCGGCGAGAGCACCCCCAAGTCCAATCTGTTCTAGTAAAACATTATCATCAATACGAGAAAATGATACAGGAGGGAGTTGTATGTCGTTTATGATAGGGTCCGCAGCGGCGGGTAGGGGCAAACTGAGAGTTGCACACAATATGAGAAGCCTAGTCCACAAATTTGAATCCAAATTCCTTCTCAATTCTTTTCCTAATTTCATCAGGGTTTCCTTTCGACTTTATAATTAATTCTTTTATTTCATTTTTTTGAATTTCAGAAAGCTCTTTTTCCTTTTCCTTGAAATCCTTCTCTACTCTTTGCAGAGATTTTTCATATTCCTCGATTAAGTCATCTCTCTTTAGTATCTCATCGTTGTGAGTTTCTTTTAACACCTGTATTTGCTTTTCATAAGATTCTCTCTTTGCCGCAATAACTTCACTCATTGCGTCCGTATTCCTTCTGGACAATATCCAAATGAGTATTGACCACACTACCAAAAAAGGTATCTGCCAATGATTCTTCAACCAAACCCACGCCTTCTTTAACGTGACGACCCACATCAAGAGCTTTTCTCCCCGTGCTTCCATTGCACAGCCATATCCACAAGAGCTTGTGTGCCGATATATGCCAAAGTGATAGCTGTCCAGTTATCGCTTGTGACCATCCCGAACCAACACAAAGCCGTGGCGGTTACCCACGCTAAAAACTTTCTTGATATAAACCTTTCTACATATTTGTCTGCAAATGCCTTGAATCTCGCCACCATGAAACCCCCCTATATATTAACGTGTGCAAAGCCAGACTTCCTCTCAATGCTGATCTGCATATCCACGCAATCCTTTAAAGTATCTAGATGTGAAATAAGAATTACCGTCTTAAAATATCCCTTAACCATGTCCAGGATTCTAACAAATCCTTCCATATTTTCCTCATCCAAGGCAGTTCCGGGCTCATCCAAAATGAACAAGTCCGACTTCGGCAGGCTTGATACTGTCAAAAAGGCCAATCGAAGAGCCATCGAGGCTATCGTCTTCTCTGCTCCAGATCCCATCTCCAGGGGTCTAGGGTCGTGCTTTGGATGCTTAATAAAGATATCCAATTTTTTATCACTGTTCTGAATAAAGATTTCAAAGTCCACTATGTTGGTAAGGATCTTCGCAATCTCCTGGTTAATTATTGGCAATCTCTCCTTTATGATATTATAGGAAATGCCGTTAGGGTGAGCACAAGACATCAATAAGTCATATGCTGCGAAGTCCGTTGCTAAAGTCTTGTATTCCCCCTGCTGCTCCTTCAGGGACTTAAGCTTTTCTTCCATGGATCCGTATGACTTGTGAAAAGACAACATGTCTTCGTGACACTGATCATACTCCTTTTGTTTTATTTGGTGGATCTTTTCACACTCTCTCCTGTGACCCAACAGAGACTCTAGGTTTTCAATCGCCTCTCTGTTGCTCTCGTACTCTTGTTCTTTTGCCGACAAATCCTTCAGTACGTGCTTAGATCTAAGAATCTCCGTCTTGTTCTTCTCTAGAGATATCTGCATCTCTGCCATGGAATTGGCTACTGTGTTCTTCTTGTCCAGAAGTCTATTATATTTTTCAATGTATTCATCAATTTTCTGCTGCTCTTCAGATTTGAGACCGCTTCCTACATTGTTTATCTCTGTGCTGATGGCAGACATGTTCGCTTCTTTTTCTTTGATTACGGAGCCCAAAATCTCGGAACAACCACTGCACATCATATCTCCTTTTCTGACTAATTTTGTCTTCTCTTCGGAGATCCATTTCATCTGAGATAAGAGAAACTCTAACCGATCCTTGTTTTCTATGATCTTTTCTCTCTTTTCTTGATAAGAGCCAATGTCAAATTCTCCCAAAAAATCCTCTATTTTGGAATAGAGCGCCTGGCTCTCTCGCAATTCATTTTGCGTAGAATCATTTTTATCCGAGAGGTGCTCGACTTTATTTTCCTCTCTGGAAATCTTTTTTCTTAGCGATTTTATGTCAATGATTTCTGTCGGAACAGAGTCTATCTTTTCTTGCACCTCGCTCATCTCCAGGGAGATTTCTTGAATATCCTCTTTTAGAGTTTCGCAAATGGCTTTGTTCCTCACAATAGCTATTTCACTTTCTGTGATCTTCTTCTTCGCTTCCTCTATCATGGAATCGTAGTCCACATCTTCAAGCTTCTTTAATGCGCCCTTAGTTAGAGAACTATCCTCTTTTGCCATCTTGAACTTTTTGTCAAAAATCTCTAGATCTAGAAACTTTGCCAATATTTCTTTTCTCTTTGTAGATCCCTCATTTACGAAAGACAGAGAATCAAGCTGACTTGCCATAGAAGTTGATAGAAAATCATCTAGTGTGCCAAAGTACTTTCTGATGTTTCTGTCAGTGTCTTGTCTTGAGGTTCCGTTTAGACTTGTCCTGTTCCCAAGCAAATCTACAGTTTCAAAATCTAGGTCTGTTTTTGCCTCAAGTGTCTCTTCTCCCTTTAGCTTCTTTACATACTTTTCAGCACGTCTATCAATCAAATATGTCTTATCATCAACGCCAACAATCGCCCTTACCGAACACTTATCCTCGTTTTGGTTGATGACGTTCAAGTTCCTTCTTACGGATTTTGACGTAGAGTTATACAAAGAAAATAACAAAGAGTCCACGACAGAGGACTTGCCGGAGAAATTCTTTCCGAAAATACCTACGATGCCTTCTAGTTTGGCAAAATCAATTCTATTTCCCTCTCCGTAATTGAACATATTGTCCCACTCTAGAGATTTGAGGCTCCAACTTATATTCCTATATGTGTCCTCTTTTTGCTCAATAGCCTTATTGTACCTTGAGTTCAGGTCCAATACGCGCTTCATTACATCGTCAGATACTTGAAAATCCTTTAAATAGCCTTTTATTAAATCCTCTTGTGTCTTTAGGTCTCTTAGATCTTTTTGTTCGAACCCATCCCCAGAATCTAAGGTTATCTTTTTTGTAGCTGCGCGATTCAAATAGGTAACAGACTCTGGATCGTGCCTGTACTTGATTATCTCTACTGCATGGCGCATCTTATCTAGAGAAATACTACTATCAGATACAAGCCTCAACCTCGCACCCTTCGGAACACTTATATCGTCTGGTAGGTCTCCCTTGTTGGTGAGGGGGATTGTGATAAATGGTTTTGGATTATCGAAAGTGATTAACTTATTGGTAAACTCATCTTTGCTCTCAATATCCCACAGTAAATAACCCTTATCTAGTGATTCTCCGAAGTTCTGCTGAACAGTTGAGCCCGCATACCAGATACGGCCGTCCTTGTCGAGAGGTTGAGTCTTATGTATATCTCCCAAAAAGGCAAAATCAAACTCACTGAAGATCTCAATGTCGTGGTCGCCGCCGAGGGTCCAGTTTAAGTCGGTCTTAGATTTATCGATGGCTCCATGATAGAGGGCTATATTTATCTTGTCTGGATCTGTTGGGTCGACCCAGTTCTCTTCGTCAAACACAGATAACACATTAAGGCAAAACTTGTCGTCAAGATGCACCTCTCCTGCGTTCTTAATTAAATGTAAGTTAGGGGAACCAATTGCTTTAACAATTGGACTCAGGGCGTCTTGGCGGTTGTGGTTACGCAAATTGCCATCATGATTTCCTAAAATTATATATGTTGGGGCAATATTGCTAAGATTTTCGAAAAAATCTCGTGCCATGTCTACAAACTCTGGTGAAATTTGTGTCTTAGTGTGTGCGATGTCCCCGCAGTGAATAATATAATCCACGTTACTATCAATCAGTGATCGATAGAGCTGATCAAAAACCTCTCTATATTCAAAATGATATTTAAGATTTCTAATGTGGGTGTCCGCAATATGCGCGAATCTCATGTATCCTCCATTTATCTAGATTATATTATAGTATTATATTACAATCTGATAAAGGAGTCAAGTACTTTCTTCGTTTAAGAACTTTACGAATTTTGTCAAAAAAGCTTGTCTGTCGTTTATGGACAAGTCCTTGAACTCTAGGATTAGTTTTTCTGCTATGTCGTTACCCAAAGTAGAAGAATCTGCTACAGTCATTCTCTCTACTTCTTCGCGAATAATTTGCTTTATCTTCTTTCTAGTGATTTCCATGTGGATGATCTCCCTAAAACCTCAAACACTGATATAAGTAGTCTGTCGAATCAATAATGGTCGCTTCTTTCTTTCTTGTCTCAAATTCAGACCTGGACATACTGCCCACATCCTCATACGGTGAGACGTCTACCTTATATACAGTTATATCATATTCTAGAAGCAAATTTATTATTCTTTTCTCTTTTTCGAATGCGTCTGGGTCCAAAGCCATGTATATGGTTGCTTTTTCTTTAATAATTTTTTGAAATAATTCAGAACCCTCTCTAAGGAAAGACCCCAAAATAGGAACCGCGTTGCCTGCGACGATGGCGTCGAACACGCCCTCGACCAAAACTACGGGCTTGTCCCAGTCAGTATATAAATCATTAAATACTATGTCCCTACTTGATGGAGGATTCTTATATTTTGGAAATTGATTACCATACGATCTTGCTATGAAATAGTTTAAGTCTCCATGATTATCAAAAGAAGGTACACATATTCTTCCAGCATATTCACCTTCGTCGCAAAACCCTATCTTCCATCTCAGGATATCTTCCTTCGTTACGCCCCTCTTCCTCAAGTACGACCTAGCATGGCGAGCACTTAGGGGTCCTGAATTTCCCGTCAAAGTCTTGAAAGACTCTGGCAAGTTAACAACTTCTGGAACCTTTGGTTCCTTTGTCTTGAAAAGGTCGTCGAAAGTAGTTATATCTACTGTTCCATCTAGGTCAGACCATCTCTTGTGTTCAGAATATGGAGCATATCTCTTTAAGAGTTTTACAATCTTTAATCCGGAATATCCGCAAACCCAACATTTGAACACTCCTTTTTCGATATTTATAGATAGTTTTCTTTTGTCGTGGTCGCATTTGGGGCACTTAAATAGATATTCTTCTCCCGACTGGTAAGATCTGCCGAGGACCCCTTCTAGGATTTCAAGTTTTTCTCCTGCCATTTAATCAACCCTGCCTTTGCTATAACCCAGCTATCCGCACGATCTGTTACACCGGGTTTAGGATTGCCAAACTTTGTATATTCTACCTCGAAAGACGGGTTCTTGTCAAGAACAAAATCCAAAACAACTTCCTTTGCCTTTGTTCCTCGTGGAACAGTGATGCCGCAGGTCTTTCTCGCTTCGGATGCGGATATATAATTCGGCTTCTTTCCAAGCATTCTGAACGCTGTCCACGAAACCATGCCATTAAAGCTTTGTAATATTGACATCGTCTTCGCAGATGATCCTCCGGAATTAAAAAATTTAAATGGCTCTTCTATGTAGATCTCTTGTATCTTGTGTTTTAGGGCTATCCCCAAAAGCCAAAGTCGGACGCCTTCGGCCTTGTCAAATAAGTCTTTGAAATGCTTTTTGTTCCTCATGTCCCACGATTCACACGCGACAATATTACCATCCATGTCGAGAATGGTCGCTCCTGTAATACTTGTTGAAATGTCTAGTCCTAAAATCATTTAAAAGTCTGGTAAACGTATTGCATATATCTTATCAAAATTGCCTCTTTTCGTTCCTCATTTTCTGTGTGATACCACTGCCAGGCGGTAGTATCTTTTACCATTTTAATCGCTTGTTTGAGATTTTTTATATTTTTTTTTAATATTTGTATGTGTTCTTTTTCTGGGTCCGGTGGGCTGATGTTCAAGTCTTCTGCTATTTCCAACAAATCTGACAAGTCTGCATTCTCTGAAGCCTGTTGTGCTCTCCTGAACAACTCCTCCTTCTTTTGTGCCTCTTCACTAGATACCCCTATAAGCGCATCTGGGTGGGACTCTCTTGCTATAGCCCTGTATAGCTTCTTAACACTCTTAGAGTCGGGATTCTTCTTCTTTATCTTCTTTGTGGGTAGCTCTTCTTCCTTTTCTTTTTTATTTTTTTGTTTTGCTCTTTTGCCGGCTTTACTCAGGTTTGATTTCTTTTTTGGCTCGTCCTCTTTTTTAGTCTTATTCATGGCTCCCTGGAGAACTTCTTGTTCATCAATTGGACAAGTCTCGCAAACTTTGTTGTAGGCTTCAGCAAAATCTAGCTGCGCGTCTTCGAAGATCTCTTCATCCATAATGAGTTCCGCTTTAAGGAATTTCGCCTCCAAGACAAGCATGTTGTAAAGCTTTTTATCTCTACTGACTAACATGATCTAGAAATCCAACTTTATCTTGAATGTATAGTCCCTGTCCTCTGTTTTCCTTACCGGATTTGCGAGTTTCGCGATTGCTATAAGATTTCTATTTTTATCATATATGCCTATTTTCGATATGTATGTTTGCTTACTAAAGGATCCCGTAGGATCAGAATATGGAGTATATTGCAGATTCTTTACCTTCAAACCTTTATGCTCTTTGAACGTAAAACTCGAAGTGTGAGGCAAAGATAATTGCCCTTTTTCTAGAAAAGTCGGGTTTGTTGAGTTGTTGACCTCTCCCTTACGGGCGTGAGCCAGCATAGTCACGGTTGGAACATAGTTGATCCCCTCGAAACTAACAACAAATGTCGAACCCGTGAGTACTCCAGCAGCGGTGCCGTCGTTCGCGCCGCGTCCAAAATATTTCCACTTTGGAGTATATGTATCATTGCCAATGTATTTGTCGGTAAACGCATCGTTAATATCCCAGGCTCCAGTCAATGCCAAGAAACCTTCATTATACAGGACCACGCCGCCGACCTTTCCGTCGTCGGTGGCAGCATTGTATGTACCAGAGACCTGTATCAACTCTCCGTTCCTCTTTGTGTCTCTCAATTCCGCTGCCAAAGTTCCAGTTATATAAAACTGTAATGCCACAGATCCCTTTTTTATGGAAGATCCATAAAATATGGATGGTATCTCTATCAGCGACATCTCTTGGAGGCTCTTATCCCACTGGATACCTGGCATGTTTGTGGACGCACTGTTAAATGCATAGTGTTTGCTGATGTGCGCATACTTATCGAACGAATGCTTCAAAGAATTTATGTACTTCTTGTTTCCAGTTATCGTCTTGAACGATCCGTTGTCCTCCACCACATCTA